TTATACCGAATTTACCATATAAGTATTCTTTATTTGTTAGAAGAAAACTATTTGTATCAGGATCCTTATCTACAGACCTGTCGATAAGATCTCCAACTACGTTTACAAAGTCAAAGACAGAGTTTAATAAGAACAATTGTCTTTCAGTAGGGCGAATTTCAATTATGTAGCCAGGATGAAGACGATATTGCATCTGCTTACGAAGTATACCGAACGCTTGGGTCCGAGCATCTGAAAGCAACTTCTTGTCGCCATCGCCGTGAGCATTGTTTCTAATAAAACTGATATAATTTGCTAATTTTTCAGCCTCTTTTTTGTGTTTTTTTCGCTCTGATGCTGAGTCTATTGGTTTTGGTATGGACTTGTAATCAATCTTCTTCATTACGTACCTCATGCCAATGGAATGGATTCCCCTTTAACCTTTTGTCTTCCTTGACAAGTTATACCGAACTCACCTGGCTTGCTATACCAAACTCGATGATTCTTGCGCTCAATACGTTGCAGGTTGCTTTCAATCTGTTCGTGGTATTCAGCCAGCACCGTAAGGTCTATCGGATTCAGTGCGCTTTCTACTCGTGATTTCGGTTTGCGATTCAGCGAGAGAATAGGGCGGTTAACTGGTTTAGCGCTTACCCCAACCAACAGGGGATTTGCTGCTTTCCATTGAGCCTGTTTCTCTGCGCGACGTTCGCGGCGGCGTGTTTGTGCATCCATCTGGATTCTCCTGTCAGTTAGCTTTGGTTGTGTGTGGGAGTCGTAGTCCTGAACGAAAACACCCCGCAATGGCACATTGGCAGCTAATCCGGATTCGCACTTCCGGCCAATGCTTCGTTTCGTATCACACACACCAAAGCCTTCTGCTTTGAATGCTGCCCTTCTTCAGGGCTTAATTTTTAAGAGCCTCACCTTCAATGGTGGTCAGTGCGTCCTGCTGATGGCTTAAAATTACAAGGAAGATTGTATGTTGTAAACAAGAAATATTGTAAGAAGGGGCGTGAAAAACAAACTCCATTGTTTTTAAACGGAAAATAGTTTGTTTTTTTGTTATCGAGATTGAGGTGGGGATTACTGATTGCAGGTTCCGACTACATCACCAACAAAGGATTTGGTTGATGTAAGTTGTTGCATACCTGGGATGTTCATTACTTTGGAGTAAAGAGCTTTTTTGTCTGTAGTGATTGACCAAGTTTCAACGGTTATGCCTCCTCCAGACTGGTATTCTCCTACCATAGTGTTCGATGACAAAGCAGTGTATTTCATCTCTGGATAGACGCCAGAAACTGATTCATAAACTGATGATTTATCGCCATTTATTGTTACGTTGAAAACGGAATCTTCCGTGCTGTCTTTTGTAAACTCGTAACGATCGCCATTCATTGCCCCGTACCCGTGCAGGTTTGTGACAATCCAGCATTCAGAATTGGCGCTGGTAGTTAAGAGTATTGAGAGTAGCGCCGCAATCCTGATCATACGAATTTTACCCTCGCTTCCACGACAACACCGATAATCTTGCAGTTCCCGTTGATAGGAGTCATAGGCCATGAAGGATTCAGGCCTTTCAGGTACTTCTGACCGCCATCTATGACCAGTTTCTTGAATGTTGCTTCGTTCGCGTCAGTCAGTTTGGCTACAACAAGGCTTCCATTCACTGGCTCGCGTCCAGTATCTACTAACACCATATGACCTTCAGGGATGCTTTGACCTACAGGTGAGGTCATGGAATCACCTTCAACCTTCAGCCAGAATCCATTGCCTAATAAGTTAACGTCACTGTCATACCATTCATCAATGTCCTTGATATCGTAGGGTTCACAAGCTTCACACCACGAACCAGCTCTAACCATGCTAATCAATGGATATTTCCCTTTGGGCTCAACGTGCCCAACAAATCTAACATTCGAATCAGAGGTGCCATTGAGCAGCCAGTCAACACTTACGCCAAGAGCTGACGCAAGTTCTGGTAAAAAGCGTGGTCGCTTAGTTTTACCGTTTTCGAGCTGCTCTATAGACTGCTGGGTAGTCCCCACCTTTTGAGCAAGTTCAGCCTGGTTAAGTCCAAGCTGAATTCTTTTGCTTTTTACCCTGGAAGAAATACTCATAAGCCACCTCTGTTATTTACCCCCAATCTTCACAAGAAAAACTGTATTTGACAAACAAGATACATTGTATGAAAATACAAGAAAGTTTGTTGATGGAGGCGATATGCAAACTCTTTCTGAACGCCTCAAGAAGAGGCGAATTGCGTTAAAAATGACGCAAACCGAACTGGCAACCAAAGCCGGTGTTAAACAGCAATCAATTCAACTGATTGAAGCTGGAGTAACCAAGCGACCGCGCTTCTTGTTTGAGATTGCTATGGCGCTTAACTGTGATCCGGTTTGGTTACAGTACGGAACTAAACGCGGTAAAGCCGCTTAAGACATTCCCGCTCTTACACATCCCAGCCCTGAAAAAGGGCATCAAAATAAACCACACCTATGGTGTATGCATTTATTTGCATACATTCAATCAATTGTTATCTAAGGAAATACTTACATATGGTTCGTGCAAACAAACGCAACGAGGCTCTACGAATCGAGAGTGCGTTGCTTAACAAAATCGCAATGCTTGGAACTGAGAAGACAGCGGAAGCTGTGGGAGTTGATAAGTCGCAGATCAGCAGGTGGAAGAGGGATTGGATTCCAAAGTTCTCAATGCTGCTTGCTGTTCTTGAATGGGGTGTCGTCGACGACGACATGGCTCGATTGGCACGACAAGTTGCTTCGATTCTCACCAATAAAAAACGCCCGGCGGCAACCGAGCGTTCTGAACAAATCCAGATGGAATTCTGAGGTTATTACTGGAACTATCAACAGGAGTCATTATGACAAATACAGCAAAAATACTCAACTTCGGCAGAGGTAACTTTGCCGGACAGGAGCGTAATGTGGCAGATCTCGATGATGGTTACGCCAGACTATCAAATATGCTGCTTGAGGCTTATTCAGGCGCAGATCTGACCAAGCGACAGTTTAAAGTGCTGCTTGCCATTCTGCGTAAAACCTATGGGTGGAATAAACCAATGGACAGAATCACCGATTCTCAACTTAGCGAGATTACAAAGTTACCCGTCAAACGGTGCAATGAAGCCAAGTTAGAACTCGTCAGAATGAATATTATCAAGCAGCAAGGCGGCATGTTTGGACCAAATAAAAACACCTCAGAATGGTGCATCCCTCAAAACGAGGGAGGTTCCCCTAAAATGAGGGACATCCCTCAAAACGAGGGAAAATCCCCTAAAACGAGGGATAAAACATCCCTCAAATTAGGGGATTGCTATCCCTCAAAACAGGGGGACACAAAAGACACTATTACAAAAGAAAAAAGAAAAGATTATTCGTCCGAGAATTCTGGCGAATCCTCTGACCAGCCAGAAAACGATCTTTCTGTGGTTAAACCGGATGCTGCAATTCAGAGCGGCAGCAAGTGGGGAACAGCAGAAGACCTGACCGCCGCAGAGTGGATGTTTGACATGGTGAAGACCATCGCACCATCAGCCAGAAAACCGAATTTTGCAGGGTGGGCTAACGATATCCGCCTGATGCGTGAACGTGACGGACGTAACCACCGCGACATGTGCGTGCTGTTCCGCTGGGCATGCCAGGACAACTTCTGGTCCGGTAACGTGCTAAGTCCGGCCAAACTCCGCGACAAGTGGACCCAGCTCGAAATCAACCGTAACAAGCAACAGGCTGGCGTGACAGCTGGAAAACCAAAACTCGACCTGACAAACACTGACTGGATTTACGGGGTGGATTTATGAAAAACATCGCCGCACAGATGGTTAACTTTGACCGTGAGCAGATGCGTCGGATCACCAACAACATGCCGGAACAGTACGACGAAAAGCCGCAGGTACAACAGGTAGCGCAGATCATCAACGGTGTGTTCAGCCAGTTACTGGCAACTTTCCCGGCGAGTCTGGCTAACCGGGACCAGAACGAACTGAATGAAATCCGCCGCCAGTGGGTTCTGGCTTTCCGGGAAAACGGGATCACCTCGATGGAACAGGTTAACGCAGGAATGCGCGTAGCCCGTCGGCAGAATCGACCATTTCTTCCATCACCCGGGCAGTTTGTTGCATGGTGCCGGGAAGAAGCATCCGTTATCGCCGGACTGCCAAACGTCAGCGAGCTGGTTGATATGGTTTACGAGTATTGCCGGAAGCGTGGCCTGTATCCGGATGCAGAGTCTTATCCGTGGAAATCAAACGCGCACTACTGGCTGGTTACCAACCTGTACCAGAACATGCGGGCCAATGCGCTGACTGACGCGGAATTACGGCGCAAGGCCGCAGATGAGCTTGTCCATATGACTGCGAGAATTAATCGTGGTGAGGTGATCCCTGAACCAGTAAAACAACTTCCTGTCATGGGCGGCAGACCTCTAAATCATGTTCAGGCGCTGGCGAAGATCGCAGAAATTAAAGCTAAGTTCGGACTGAAAGGAGCAAGTGTATGACGGGCAAAGAGGCAATTATTCATTACCTGGGGACGCATAATAGCTTCTGTGCGCCGGACGTTGCCGCGCTAACAGGCGCAACAGTAACCAGCATAAATCAGGCCGCGGCTAAAATGGCACGGGCAGGTCTTCTGGTTATCGAAGGTAAGGTCTGGCGAACGGTGTATTACCGGTTTGCTACCAGGGAAGAACGGGAAGGAAAGGTGAGCACGAACCTGATTTTTAAGGAGTGTCGCCAGAGTGCAGCGATGAAACGGGTATTGGCGGTATATGGAGTTAAAAGATGACCATCTACATCACTGAGCTTGTAACAGGCCTGCTGGTAATCGCAGGCCTTTTTATTTGGGGGAGAGGGAAGTGAACGATAGCTACCGACAGTTTGAAAACTGGTGGTCAAAAGACAAAAGCCAGTTTACAGAAGACGATGAATTAAAAGAGTTTACCTGGGTGATATGGCAGGCATCACGAGCAGCTATTGAACTGGATATCGACTGGCCCGAATCGAATGACGACCTTTGGAAAGATGGTGAAGAAGGTGCTTATGCGATGGGTTATGAGGATGGGCGTGACAAAACGGTAATTGCAGTAATGAAAGCCATCAGGGCCGCAGGAATCAAAGAAAAGAATTTCGATTAAGCAAATATCACTTCAATAAATCGCTTTTAAGGCATCACAATCGCTCTGTGGTGAGGTAAGCACGTGCAAGGCAGCCGATAAGCAGCGAGAATGAAAAATGCGTCAGAATGCGTTTGAGGAGGTTTTAAGAAATGAGTACGATAGCTGAGCTTGTCAGGGCTAATTTTCGTGAAGAGTTGGTGCGTTGGTATCGGTATCGTTCATCGTCCAGTTTGCCGCTTGATGAGTTGTATGAGCATTCACCTGCCGCACGACGCTATCCGCGTGACCGTGTTCTTCGACGGTTGTTCAAACTCAACAATGAGTTTCAGCGCAACAGAATTATCCGGAGTCTGGATTTTAAGTGAAGGAGTGAGCATGAGCGACCTATCATTAACCCAGCCAAAGCTAAAAGAATGTCCGTTTTGCGGCGGTAATGCTCGTCTGTGGGTTGAGGCCGGAATAAATATTGATGTGTGGGGCTATGCAGAATGTGACCTCTGTGAAGCCAGGGGGGCATGGGCACCATCAGTTGCTGCGGCGGCTGAAAAATGGAACCGGAGAGCAGGAGATGAAGCAAACCTTTCTGCTTCGCAACGAAGCAATCAGAAATAACGCCATAGACGCCATTCTCTCACTACCCATCGACGACAAGTCACCCCACGAAGTCCACGTTAAAGAACCCAGGCGCAGCAAAGCGCAGAATGACCGTATGTGGCCGATGCTGAACGATGTTTCGCGTCAGGTGCTATGGCATGGTCAACGGCTGGCGCCGGAAGACTGGAAAGACCTGTTCACTGCCCTGTGGCTTAAGACCAAAAAACTGGAGCAACGAAGTGTGCCTGGTATCGACGGTGGCGTTGTCATGCTTGGCGTGCGTACCAGCAAAATGCGGAAGGCCAGCATGACTGAGCTTATCGAAATCATGTTCTGGTTCGGCTCAGAGCGCAACGTGCGGTGGAGTGATGACTCCTGGCGAGAGTATGAATGGTCACAACGAAAAGGGAGAGCTGCATGACTATCAAATCAAATACGCCATCACACGACAAGGACTGCTGGCAAACGCCGCTTTGGCTTTTTGATGCACTGGATATTGAGTTTGGATTCTGGCTGGATTCAGCTGCGAGCGACAAAAATGCTCTGTGCGCTCACTGGCTAACTGAGGCCGACGACGCGCTAAATTCTGAGTGGATAAGCCACGGTGCAATCTGGAATAACCCACCGTACAGCAATATCAGGCCGTGGGTGGAAAAAGCCGCTGAGCAGTGCATACAACAGCGACAGACGGTAGTGATGCTTGTGCCAGAGGATATGTCAGTCGGATGGTTCAGCAAGGCTCTGGAGAGTGTCGACGAAGTTCGCATTATCACTGATGGACGGATTAATTTTATCGAACCATCGACAGGGCTGGAGAAGAAGGGAAACAGCAAAGGCTCCATGCTGCTGATTTGGCGACCGTTCATCAGTCCTCGACGAATGTTTACTACTGTATCCAAAGCGGCATTGATGGCGATCGGGCAGGGCGTCAGGAGGGCGGCATGAGGCGACAGCGACGAAGTTTCACCGACATCATCTGCGAAAACTGCAAATACCTTCCAACGAAACGCTACAGAAATAAACGCAAGCCAATCCCAAAAGAATCTGACGTAAAAACCTTCAATTACACGGCTCACCTGTGGGATATCCGGTGGCTAAGACATCGTGCGAGGAAAACAAGGTAATTGACTAAAATCGAAGTTACGAACAAGAAAGCGTCGAGCGGGCTTCAGTGTACACTGAGTGGATTCTATCTAGGCTTAGTGCATACAGAAGATTGCTGGTAAAGGACATGCCAGGCAAAACGATGAGGACTGATATTTATGAAAACATCTGATTTTTTACTGTTCTTGCATGCGGTACAGGAGGGGCTTTGACCGGGCATTTTATCGTGAATATTTTCACTTGGTATTTCTTTGGTTTTAGAGATTACTTCACTCGATGGGTTTTAAATAGTTTTCGTCGGTTTATCGGGTGCAAGCCTGATATGAGAA